GTTGAGGAATACGTTGTCGCGCCCGCTGAATTCGGGATTGAAACCCGCGCCCAGTTCCAGCAGAGCGGCGATGCGGCCGGCACGCAGGACGCGCCCGCTAGTGGGCTGCAGGATGCCACTGATGATCTGCAGCAGCGTGCTCTTTCCGGAGCCATTGGGGCCGAGGAGGGCGAAGACTTCGCCTTTTTCGACTCGAAGGTTGATATCGCGTAAGGCCCAGAAGTCCGCGGAGCGAGACCGGGATGGCACTAGCGCGCCGAGGACGCGGTCCAGGGGATGCTGATAAAGATGATAGACCTTGGAGACGTTTTGGACGGCGATCACGGCTGCATAATCAATGTACCGCGAACGGCGGAGGAAGCGCCGTCAGCCCATGCGGACGCTGCGCCGCATGCCTCGTGAGAGCGGCAGCGGATAGCCCATCAAACAGAATTGGTCCAACGCGAAGAGGACGACCGACTCGAAACCACTCGCCTCGGCAAGCCGGGCTTCCTTGAGCCAGGCCGTGGAGGAATCGCTGATTCCGACAAGATGACTGCGCTGGGCCGGCGGGAATCCGTAGGCGGCGCCAGCGGCGATGGTGGTTTTGCTTAAGTCCAGATTACGCTCGTAGGTGTAAGTGAAGCTTTCGGTTTTCAGGCAGTTTAGATTTGCGGGCGTCCAGTCGTTGACCGCATAGTTGATGACGTGGTTGAGCGGCGTGTTGTTGACGTCGGTCGGGTAGAGGACTTCAAAACGGCAATCGGGATAGAGTGAACGAACGTAGTTCCGAATCTGGCTCGTAAACGCGCCGATCAAACCGGGAAGGAATGCAGCCTCTTGCGGGATCGTTAGAGGATCTACGGTGTTGCTCGTAATTACCGTCATTGCGCGTCCGTACTCCGCGAGAAACGTGCTGATGGTGTACGCGTCGTAAAATGGCATTCCAGAGCCGTCATCAGGGAAATACCACCACTGGACTTCGCCGAATTGCAAGTAGGGAGTTACACCGGCGGCAGTCATCAATCCGGCCATGTCCTGATAGACCTGCTGCCAGAAGGTCGTGCTGGCGGGGGAGAAGTTGGTCTGCAAAGACGGCGTACTCAGCAAAACTGGGGACTGGCTTGGATAGCGTTGGGCGATCCCCGCGCCAGTGGATGGATCGCCGTTTCCCAATTCCATACTGAACGACGCCACCACATCGAGTCCGTAACCTTTCAGGGCCTGAAAATAGCTGGTGCTCCAGTCGCGGGCAGCGCGATTTATGCGCGGCATTGCTTCGATATCGGTGAGCCACGCGCCACCTACGCCACCAGAGAAAGTAGAGCCGGAAACAGAGATAGCGAGGTTCTGCGTTGGCGCACTTGTGGAAATGGTGATATTGTTGCCATCAGTCCCCATGGAACGTGAGAAGATCGTGAGTTGGCTACCATTGGCCTGCGCCCATACTGCGGTGTATCCGCTATTCAGGAGTAACTCAAACGCAGTCGCGAGCGTTTCCGGGGTATCACCATCGAGATTCAGATGCTCAATCACGGTTTGAAGTGAAGGCGGCTGATCGGTTCGCCCCAAGATAATTTGCGTGGTCTCGTTCGGATCCGGATTCCCGGAGAAGGTGACGGTAGCGGAGGCATATTGCTGGCCGGGGCAACTCAGCTCGTAGAACCACAACGCTCCGGCGTAGTGATTCACCCTCGCACGGTAGCCGAGTGAGTAGATCATCCAGGCAGTCCGCTCAGGTGCCAAAGCGAGCGAATGGTTCGTGTCCCAGTCAGTGGCCACGGTCAGGGTGGATTCCGTAGCGGAGACGGGTAGAGTCGTTGTGGGAACCGCCAGTTCCAGGAAGTCGAAGTAGAAGGACGTACCGGTATTGCCCGCGTGCGCCGCGGTGACGCTGTGGCTACCGGGTCCAAACTGACCAAGGAGTTGTCGAATGAGCGCGTCTTCGCCCGGAACGTTCAAGTTGAGGGTGGATGGGTTCTGGCCGTCGACCGAAATCGAGATCGATGCACCATTGTTGAGCAGACGAGTACCTAGATAAAGGCTGTGCTGCTGCGAGGCAACATAAGTACAGGTAAGCGACGAGTCAGACGTATTGGTGGACTCAATCGTACCGCCCGAGTAATTGCCGCTGCTCCTGCTCCACGCCCCAGTATAATGAACCTCGATCGAGTCGTTCTCGATGCGGCGGCTACCGCGCCCGGCGACCGAGTAGCTCAGACTATTACCAGTGACATTCCAGTTGGTGACGTTGACCTGAAACTCCGTTCGGATATAGGCTCCAGGCTGTAAGTCAGCCGAATAGGTCCAACGGAGTTTTCTGACTGCGTTCCATGGAACTTGCCCTAGCGCGGGGTCTTGCAGCGATGCAAAGGGCAGGGCGATTCTCCAGGCCGACGGTGATGTTCCGCCCGACATCTGCTTGGAAACCGCGTCCCATTGCTCGGTGCTGGCGCCAGAAACATAGGTGTAAACGCCGATCCGGTTGCCATTAGCACCCGTGGTTGAATTGGCCAGAGTTTGGCCAGATCCAACGTAGGTCAAGGTAATCGACGTACTTTCGGCGACTGCTCGCATCGTTGGCGAGAAGGCGTTCACGCCCTCCATGATGTTCTGGATGGCAAACTCCAATGTGTCTCCGGCGGCCATTCGATAAGGATAGTGCTCGGAAAGAAATGCCAACCCGACGTAGTCACCAGTTGTCGGAGTTCCGCTAAGTTGAAACTGGACCGTGGAGCACTGATAGCCGCCTGAAATCGGTGTTGCGTAGTTGAGGAGCGGCACTCTGTAGATGATCTCGCCAGTGCCGGGATTGGCCCAGACCCGAAGGGTGGGCCAGTCTACAGTCGGGTAAAGGTCGGAATCGATCGGAATGCAGTTCTCCCGAGTTTCTTCGTAGGTGAGTGTGAGTCCACTAAGGTCGCCGTCCGGCAACGAGCGAAACGCCGGATGTTCGAAAACATTGTCACGGTTCCATTCAATGACTGCCCAGTCGAACTGCTGCCGCCAGGTACCCGATACAGTAAAGCCGTTGGGGTTGGTCTGACTCAATGCGGCAATGGAGGATGGCTCAAGGAAATAGCATTGCAGATCGCGATCGGGCTGTAGTTTGTCGAACGTTTCCGCCACAATGGGGCTCTCTAGAGCCGAATCGTCACAGTGAGATCGCTGCCTGGTGCCGTATTCGCGGTTTGCACGACCGAGGTGATGTCTAGGCCGATTTGCGCCTCTGCTTGCAATGGACCAAGAGCGAAACCGTCGACGACATTGGAAGTGGTTGCACCGGCGGGGATGGTCAACTGGCAGTATGGTTGGCTGTTTTGAGTCAATTGCATGGTGACTGGGGCCCCTGTGGGAGGATTCGAAACAACTGCGTAGACGTCGCGCACGGAGTGCGCAGTATCGGCTAATAGTGGAGGCGCCGCATTTGTTTGGATCGCCAAGGCCCCCTCCACTTGGATGGAAAGCTGCCCTCCGGAAAGTGTGCGGAGGCCGGTATCGGAGGTATTCGTAAACGCCTGTGCCGCCACACCGCTATTTCCGTGGGAATTGGTCACGAACAGTTCAGCAGCGGCGATACGAACATCCGGCAAGACTACCGGAAAGACGTAACTGCCGCTAGCCGGACTGCCAAAAAACCCTTGGGCGAACGGCATGATGAAGATCTTCTTTCTCAGAAGGTATATAGCCGCCTGAGCCGCGTGCGCGGCTGCACCGCTCCCATGTGAACCTCGCCCGACTTGAATACTCGTTCCACTCGCCAGGTCTTGTTGAACGACCATGATCTCTGCGTCAACCTGTAGCAAGTCCCCGGCAGACGCGGACATTGCAGTTGCCAAAGCCAGTGTCGTGTCTCCGGCCGTGGCAGCTGTACTTAGAAGCATCGTCGACGGGCCGTCGAGTTCATCCCAAAATGCCAACGTCAGGGTACCGGCACTAATCGTCATCGTATTGTCGAGGGAGGTGAAACCGACACCCACCAAATCCACAGTGCCTTGCCCGCCAAGATTTAACCCAAACGTGGGTTGACCTGGAATATCCGAGTCCACGTTATTCCCGACATTACCTGCAATGCGCCAATGCGTCAGTGGTGAAAGCTCGAAGGCGCACTCGTTGTTGCGCACGTTGGCGGCGCGGCCCGATATATGAAGGGTCACGCCCTCTCGATTCGGCACGACGAACGAAACCGGGGATGCGATGCTTGACGCGCCGAACTGCCAGGAGGAGTCCGCGATTAGGAACGAGCTGGTCGTGTCCGGCTCAATATCCCACTTCGTATTGATGGTCAGGGTGTTCGCTGAATTCAAGCTAATCGTACGCTCCTGCCCGTCACCAGTTCCATTCGTGATCCGCACGGTCGCACCGCAATACTGATTGGGGAGCATGTTTAACGTGCTATTACCAACAGTGGTCGTCGAGTGGATGTCAACGCTTTCGGCAGGCTGCAGCTCCAGGCGCCAATAGAAGTTGGCATGATCGTAGTTGTAGTCAGGAGGACCCTGAAGTAAGGCAGCGGCGCCCGTGTCTGTGAATGTCGAGGCAATTTGAATGTTCTGGGCGATCAAGAATAACTGGATCGGATTCGTCCCGCGGTAGACGTTAACTTTGGATGCATTAGACGAGAAGCTCAAGCTGACCAGAGTCACTTGATTCGTACTAGTTCCCGCGGGTACGTTAGCCATGACGGTGAATGAAAGGCCACTCTCCGCGCCACTCGCGTCCACGGCGCTCACGGCATAATACAGAACTTGGCCGCCCCCCAGGTTCCCGCCGGTCGCGTTGATTTGAGGATTCAGTCCCAACAGCGGAATACCGGCTGCGCTCACTGTGGGCTTGGCCGGAGCGGAGAAGCTAACTGCCAGGTTGCTCGTAACGGTTCCGTCACTGCTGGCGGCCGACGATTCAGTTATTCCGAATTGCGCTACGTGGCTGCTGTCGAACACACTACCCACTAGCGGTCTCGGCACACCGACTTCGCACCCCGGGGGGCTTCCGAAGGTAACCGCGCCAGCGTTGACGGCTGTGTACCATGCATCGTCATGAAGCTGAGCAGTAATGGATACGGTTAGAAAATTGACGCCGGGCGAGACCTTGGTAATCCGGAACGGCTGTCGGCTGAAACCCTCTTTGGCATATGTGATCGTGATTAGGTCTCCAGGCGCCAACGCCACACCTTTCATGCTGGTTTGAAACTGAACATAGGTGTTTCCTTGGACTGACTTGTACAGCTGAAGGGCGGCGGCCCTCGTCGCTTGGTCGCTATTAGGCAGGCCGAGCGCAGTCAGAGACGTCGAAAGATTTTGTCCCGTCAAGAGCGAATCATCAACGTCGACGAGGGAAAGACTGTCTTGTTGATACTGGTTAAACTCGTCTTGGAATTCCACCGTGTATTGGTTCGGAGTATTCGCTGTTGTACGGGACGACACGGTCAGAGTTACCGCGCCGTTCTCTTGACGCAAGATTCCGGAGAACTGGTTGTCTCCAAATTCATATGCTGGCCAGCCGCCATTCAGTTCTTCCGTGCTATTGCTTCCTGCCGGTAACGTCGGTTGCTGTATCGCCAGCGTGTCTTCCGCGTTCAGCTGAAGCAGACCGGTTGCGCTGGCCGTTATGAACAGCGCACACCCGTTACAGATACCGCGTAAAATATCACCAACACTACGGGTATTCGTCAACAGCAGGTTGCACTGATATCTGGGAATCAGAGTATTGTTACCGTTCAAATCGACCGTCTGAATCAGCGCGTCACACCGCGCAGCCACGTTCGCAAAACTGGCCAGGTCCAATTCGTCCGTGGTCCAACCGCTGCGTCTCAGAACGTCCAGAACCACCCATGCCGGGTTGTTAGTGAAAGTTTGATCCAGAAAAGTGCCACTTGTGTCGAACCGCGACAGTGCCAAGCCTTGAATCAAGATCTGTATTTCTGGAAGAGAACTGCCGTCCGAGATCCGGTTGGGAACGACGACGGATAGCAGCCCCATACTCCCGTACGGATCTCCGAGGGGATTACCGTCAGAATCTGTAAAATCAAGATTGAAGGCTCCATTTCGAGAGCCCAGGCTGACGATGTTGTACCACCCGGTCGCAGTCATGTTCGTACCTGGAGCTCCGGCGGGGATTTCCATATCGTTCACAATGACTTTGAGCACCGCACTCAACGGCCCCACTCCGAGAAGCACTTCGCAGTGTGTGAGATTTCCATCGTTGCGGGCGAAAGCTATCGGCGGCTCATACCACCCCGTTCCATAGACAAGAGGAACAGAGTCGTTGTAGAGCGCCTGGTTTCCGGTGGGAGCCGAGAAATGCTTCCCCTTTTCGCCATAGGTGCGCACGTAGATCGCGGCCGGCATGAACTCGACCGCTCCAAAGCGACCCGTCGGGTGATTTTGGGCGTCAGTACTGAACATTCCTCGCAGCTGACACTGTGCGCGCGAATAGTCACATGCAGTGTACGGTACACTGCCGTTAAGGTTTCCCACACCATTGGGCTGGTCCGGAGAGTATCCGCACTGATAAAAGGGGGAGTAGTACCCAGCGGATCCACCATTCACCGCTTCTTGCCTCTGTGATGTGTCAGACGGAAAATTCCACGGACATCTTTTCTGAATGCGAATCGACGGCAAGTATACCCGTTGCAGGTTGAGGCGATTAGTAAAGCGAAGGCGCAGCGACGACTCAGTGGACTGCTCAGGAGGGTCCGCGATGCCACGGAAGACGATTCGGGTGTCCGATACAGGCAGGCCGCTCTTCAGATCAAAGAACAGAAACGTAACCGAAAGCTGGGCACCCTTCCAACCGATGTTTCGCTCTATCGCAGAAAGAAACGAGTCAGCGTTGGCGAGCGTAATCGAAACGGTTGACGCGCCCTCCACGGCCAATTCTGACGAAGACGTTAAGTCAAATATGTTATGCCGTAGAACTCGATTCAAATACTCCTCTCCGCTCACAGTGACTCGATGTGTACTCCATCGCTGAAGGTCTCCGGAGGAAAGCGTGCAGTCAAACAGCAGCAAAGGAGTTCCGGGAACCTCTAGCTCCTTTACGGCGTTGATCGAAGCGTTACTCATTCGATTTCCAGGCCAATCACGTTAAGTTGCTAATCAGCGTGATCTGACACGAATTCTGATCTGATGCACTGGTCGTCCAAACAAGTGAATCAACACTAAATCTTGTTGTTGGATATACGCCACCACGATCAACGGTCTTCTTGTAAGCTCCCGGCGCAGGTTGCGCCTCGACTTGCGCGCCACAGGCTTCCAGATTGCCGCCCGGGGGAAGTTGCAAGCCAAAGCTGATACCGTCCGATTGATTCGCAAGTCGGGCGGATGTCACAACCCGAGTCCACGCAGCGGCCACGGACACCTCCGTTACCAAATCCAGATCATTGCCAGAGATAAGAAGCTGGGCCGAGCACGGGGTGTCACTGCGCAAATAGACGCTGTAACAATATTGATACCAACTCGGCCCGCTCGTGGCTTGGATAATGCGCTGGCCAGCCTGTCCCGTGTTGGTGAGCTGTAGGGCATTGGTCATTCCGAACGGGTCTTGGACACCTAGAGAGACATGCAGCATTGGATCGGCCATCCATACCGATTGCGTCCAGTCCTCGCTCCACATCAGCAGGTTATCGGTTGGATCCAAGAAGGTAAAAGTATTCAGACGGCCCTCAACCGAATCGAACAGCTCCTGAATCAGGGCCGTTTCGGCATCCGTTAGACTCGCATAGGCGAGCTGCCATTCTACGGTCTGAGCGCCTGTATCCGCCATCCGCAGAGTGCTGCCGTCTGGAAGGGCGTTGAGGAATGTCCTTATGTTGGTGAGACGCGCCACGGGGAACTGAGATATGGAGCCACTGCTCAGTTGCGGGTAGTACAGCATCTCAGTCGCGGTTCTCTCGTACTCGTAGAGACGTAGTGGCGCTGGACGGACTTACCAACTGCTCGGCCAGCTCAGAGTCCTCCAGACTGCAACTGGGATAGGTCGTACCGTCCCAGGGATCAGTAAAAGAAAAGTTTTGGACTGCGCCACTGAGCGCCCTAAAAAACTCGCGGAATAGGTGCAATTCCGTTTCGTCCAAAACACTTAGTCGCACAACCCAGCGATGGATCGGGGTCGCATAATTACTGACTCGTTGCTCGGAACCGTCGACGAAGCGCAACACGGTAGTAGAGTACTCGGATGCATGTTGCGCAGGATATTGGAGCACGGCGCCCGTCTTTAGCCGAGGAAACTCGCTCATGTCACAGTTCCGCAATTACGTCGTTCAACGCATGCGAATTTAATATCGCTTGTTTCACTGCGTTGGCGATTTCGTCACTGTGATCCAGGAACGACTGGCTGTCCATGGCGTTCACTTGTATATTCACCTGAGGCGCGACGGTCGCGCTTTGCGCTCGCGGCTGCCCGGACTCACCATAACTGACTGGCACCACCCCTCCGGCCGGTCCTCCGGCTAACCCTCCCTGGTATTGCACCGAAGGCGGTAATTGAAAAGGCGTGGGCGCCACGGTCGTTCCACTGCCGCCTCCGAACAAGCTCATTAGTCCGCTGATGATTGGAGAGAGGGTAAGCCCTCCGCCAAGTAGCGTTGAAGCGGCGCTTCCCACAGTGCTCGCAATCGACGCGCCGCCGCCCCCCTTCTCCACCGTGTTTTGAGTGACAGCCTGCGTGTTCTTTTGGACGGCGTCGGTTTGTTCCTGTTGAGTCGATGCTAGGCTCCCGAGTTGAGTGCTCAATACCGATAATTGCTCCGTGACATCGCTAGTAGACACTTGTGGGCCCGGCAATTGGACCTCAGCTAAAGAACCCGCTGACGGGCTCGCGTTGCCACCCCCCCCCGATCCGGCAGCAGCCAGCTCCTGGACGGGGTCTGAACGCGCTACTCCCCGGCTTGCAGTTGTCGACAGAAGTTCGTTCCACCTAGACTCGGGCATCTTTTTTCTCCAGCACTAGCTCATTTTCTAACGTGACAATCGCATCTACCAGACGCGCTGGCAAATCAAAACAATTGCTGAGCCCCATCACCTTCCACGCTTGGAACTCCTCCAGGAACGCCAGGCTCTCCGCTGTTATATACGATGTTGGGCATGTCGTCAGTGAAACTCCGCCTCGGGCCCAGACGATTTGGTTTAGGGAATCGGTCGAGCCCTGTCGCCAACCGCAGTGCCGCCGATCTTCCAGGCCGTTTCTTCGGCATGCCTCGCATTTCCACCCGGCCTGGTTCCCTAGTTGAAAGTGAAATGCGACAATCAGTTTTTTCTTTCTGCTTCGCTCAGTCCGCATTGGCCCCGAATTGCCGCCAGCGCTTCTTGTGTTAGCTCCTCAGGCCCGCTGTCCAGCAGTTGGTCGACTGTCGCGAGTTCGCCATCTATGCTTAAACCATCCACGCTGACCAGCCCCCATCGCATGTACATGGCGTCGATTTCCTGTGTCAGAATGTTCGCCTCGATTTTTTCCTGAAGTTCGTTGCTGGCGGCGAGGAACTCTGCCCTTTGGCTAAGTTCACGTGCGCGCCTGCTCAACTCCATGCGCCGGCCAAAGGACACTCGTCGAATTACAAGTGTGACGCCCGGAAAAGCGCGGGACGGAATCGTCAGCACGCTTTCGTAGGGGACTCGTCCGTGTGCGCGCCGTGGCGTTTCACTGATCGCCCTGTCTCCGACCTTAGCCAAATGCGAAAAAAATCTCATCATCTACGCCCCCTTGTGCCCGGCAACTCTGAAACTGCCACTGCTGGCGCGTATCGGAGTCGTCGAATCCAGGCACTTCTGCGATGACACTCTGCATATAGACGCCAAACAGCTGACCCTGCTGCTGCCCAAGCTGAATCATGACGCTGATTGGCGATCTTTGACGCGCAGCTTGATAAAGGGCCGCGGTCGAAGAATCGTCTTGCTGGTACAGGCTGATATTGAAAGAAACCGTGCGCTGGCCCGGCGCAATAGCACTTGGAAGGACTTCACCGAATTCCCTCGCGCGAAGATCTACATTGTTGGTGAATGATATGTCGGCTTTAGTGAGCGTCCAAAATCGTTCCGAAGAGCTGCCCAGCCAGACCTGACCAAGGTGTCCCGGTATGATCGAGTAGTTAAGAGGGCTCACATTCGGTTCTTGAGGAAAGGTGGATAGCCCGGCCTGCCCAATCTCGAAACTGGCGCTGTCCAGCACATCTTGTGCCGGACCGCTGAAGTCAAATTCATGAAAATCACCGTTTACTGTTAGGCTCAACGTGTCCACCGCCACGCCGGATAGGATGCGCTGTACCGAAGTCGAAGGACTCCAATAGTCGAAAACCGTCACGCTTGGCAGGTTCGTCGCTGGCTGGTATCCAGTTGTCGGTCCGATCTGCGAGTTTGTTGGCGGATTGACCGTGAAGGGCGCGTTCAATTGGATTGTTTGAGGGTCAACGATCGCGGAAACAAAACGTATTTCTCCACCACTCGTAACTGCCTGGCCAGGCATCAGCCCATGCGCGCCGTTGAACACAACCTGGGCAGAACTCGGACTGGTCCTAACCGTGCCCCCCGCGTAGCGCGTCGGGCCCCCACCCAGACACGCCTGAAACAGCGGCCCGTGCGGAGGAAGTTGCGTCTGATCCGCCCAGGCCGTCATGTAGCTCTTCAGCTCAAAGCTCGTTTGCTTTCGAATGGCGCTGGGATTGCCCGGAAACGTCCGTGAACCCGTCTTGTCCTTCCTCTGAACTTTCTCTGGGCGCTGCTTTATGCTTAGCTTCAATGCAGGAATACGATTAGTGGCGTTGACGGCTGACGCTACGCCGTAACTCTGCTCCAAAGCTACGTAAAACCGATTGTCGTTGGATAGAATGTAGGACATACTTTGTTTTGGAACACGCGCTAATCGGAGCTAATCTCCAGGACAACAGCGACCTTGGCGACCTGCAGCAGATTTCGTCCGCCATGCTTCACTGGGCTAAACGCAACCTCGTATCCGCCGCTGAAACACACCCCGTCTCCCCAGTCTCCTCGGTTGCCCTGCAACACTTGTGTGACGGCATCCACGTAGGTCTGCAAGTTACTCTCCAGGCTCTCGAGCCGGTCCTGCGATACGCGTATTTCTACCACCATCTGCGCGGCGCCCGAGAACGCACGGAATTTCTCTATCAGTGAGTTCACGATCTTGCTGCAGTAGATGTATATCAGCGGATACTTGCTCGCGAGGCTGTGCTCTGCGATCTCCGGCGCAACATTTTGCGCGATTATTTGCTGTGCACAAATCCCTGGCAACTCCACGCCTTGCTGAGATGACAGAGCTGCTACCACAGCCGGTACGCCATTATCGGCGGCCAGTATACCGCGCAATTTCGCTGTCGCCGAGCCGGCGATTGTAAGCATCGTCAGCCTCTCTCGATCACGTGCTGGTCCATAACGTACCAAGTCGGTTGTTGGCCTCCCGGCGGTGGGGCGCCGGGTTGGACCCCAGTGGGTAGTGTCCAACTGTCATTGACTGCAATTGGGGTACTGTTTTGAAGGCCGACAGACTGCGGAGAGGCTCCCGCATATATATTCCATCCCATAGCGTTCGCCGGCGCGTTCCCGGACGACACGACCAACTGTTGCCCGTCCGAAGTAGTAAATTGGCTCATGTCACTTGCCGCACTTTCTTCACCGGATTTATTTACCCAAGCGACTTGCACGAAGAAGGTTGCCCCAGCCCCGTTGCCGGCAATGGCCGATAACACGGGACCGCCTGCCTTAGTAATTGGGTCCGCCACGAGCCCTACTCCTATCCGTAAGTAGTTCTGACCAGTCTCTCTTGCAAGTTGCTCGTATTCAGCCCACTTACCTCGGTAGCGATCGTTGAGCTGATTGTTGTATGCATCCCGATAAATCAAAGCCAGCGCCTTATGTACATGCCATTCCCGTAGCGGCCTGGTCACTACAACGTCACTAACACCGAGGTTGCGCCGTGGGACCCCCTGCGGATCTCGAAGGGGCAGGCGCTTCAAAAGGAACAACGTCAACTGATTCGCGATATCATTCTGAGCCAGACTTATTTTGCCACCTATGTCGATACCCTCAATATTCGCGACGCTAAAGATTGCGCTTTCGACACTTTGTAGATCGCTCGGAGCGATTGCCGGTCCGTCTGTAAATAGGGCCATAGCGGGGCGCCACTCTCTAGCGTTTCTCGGAACGCGCCGCGCTCTTGATTGCTCGCAAGTCTGTTTCGGAGATCAGATTCACCTGCACCCGGTCAGCAAGCGCGCGCTGCTGGGCATCCAAAAGTGCTTTCTGCACTCCGGCGTGATACTCCTCCGACTCCTGGAGATTCGCCAACCGCGCCCGCCCTTCCAATACCAGCCTCGCAGCAAGGCTGCGGCTTACCTCTGTCTTCTGTCCTTCGCGTCCGCCGTCTGGTGTTTCCTGACTCACCACGACCACGTGTGGTTTCGCGATCTCTTGCTCAATCTTCCTCAGCTTCTGATAGAACACCCTTAAATCCATTTTTCCCTCCTGAGAAGCAGACGAGCGCATCAGCCACCCGCGCCCGTCCGCATTCACCGCCACTAACTGTTGACTTGGATTCCGAAGGGGTTTCGCAGAACTGCGGTCCCATAGAGCACATCCACCGTGAACTGCTGAGCCAGCGTGTTCGGCTGATAGCTCATCACGACGCGGATGCCAAAGTTTCCCATTTCTGCATATTCGGCAATCGCGCCGGTCCCGGGCAACGGCTGCGGTAGTCTACGCACCACTAGGCCAATCGCATCCCGCGAAAAAGCCAGGTTGTGCGTGGCAACGGGTGTGGTCCCCGTTCTTTGCACCAACTGCGACCGGAACACAAAGAAGTCCTTGATCTTCCCGACGGCGCCCTCCACGAGCGCCCGCAACCCCGCATCGCCTGCCGAATAATACTCACTGAACCTCGGAATCTGGCGCAGCGCCGAGTATGCCGTGGGATCAACAACCAGGTATTTGCTGGTTGCGGACGGAACCTTCGCCTGGAACAACGCCGTCTCCGCGGCGTCTACCGTGCTTTCCGTGATAGCCACACCGGCTGTACCGATCGGCGCGTTCGATGTAAACTGCGAGTACAAGCTTAAGATATCCGACTCGATCCGCTCCGCGATTGCCACCACCGCAGGCTGCATGTACAGCTTGAGAAGGTCGGGGACCGCGAGCACCTTGGTTACGTCCGGAATCTGAAATGTCGCTTCTGCGTGCGTGTTCAACACGATTTGCGCATTCCCAAGGCTCGGATTCTGTGTCTGAACTGTCCCGCCCTCCGCAATGTTGTTTGCTACCAATGTTGGCGGAATCGGCACGTTCACCGTGTCCCCGGCGTTCGCCAAAGTTGGCTCATAGTCCCGGTTGATCAGATTCCCCATTACTAGGTTGCTGACCAAGGCCGGCAGCGCGTCCACGGCCACTAATTTGACGATAGCGTTCGCTACGTTTGCTGATGTAATAGCTGGCATTTATCTTTCCCTCGTTTGTTGTCCTACAGTGTTTTTCCGGATCGCCCGCTGTATCTAGCTGCGCCGGCGTCGTGTCAATTGCCCCGCAGCGCCTGACTTGCCACCCGCGAGACCTCTTGGCGAACTTTCTCCAGTTCTTCCGGGCTCATGCCCGGTCGAATCTTGTCCAGATCCAGTCCTCCTGTATGCGAAGCCGCTTTCGGCCCCGATCCCATTCCTGAGCCACCCGTCATCCGCGCCGGCAAAAGCTCGGGATTGTCCTGCACGAATTGAGTTAGGTAATCTCGGAGCGGCATTTCTCCGGAGCCACCTCGCGCGATCAGCCGGCCATCCTCGTCGCGCTGGATATCGTCTTTGACAGCCCGATAAGCTAGATCGACCTTGGCTACACCCAGTCGTTGTAACTCGCCGCGAATCGCCGAGTTGCGGTCGGCTTCCTCCGCCAGATGGCGGCTCCGTTCGTTCTCCTTCACTAGATCGTTAACGCGCCGCTCCAGATCCTCGCGGCGTTTACGTTCGTCAAGCAACTCGGTCTTATAGGCGGGTTCCGCCTTTACCTGTTCGGCTTGCACAAACTCCTCGATCACACCGCGTATCAAGGACCGCAAGTCAGCACCCTCGCTTTTCACCTCGTCCATAGGCCTCCTTAGCGCTTGAATCCCCTCTTGCGCACGTCTGTCTTATCCTTCCGGCCGGTCTTCGTCGATCTCCTGGCCAATCCGATCCTTCAGCTCTTGCCTGACATCGGACAAGAATTGAAATGCAAGCTTCTTGTACACCTGATTCTTAAGAGTCGGAGAATTGATCCCTAACCGTAGCAAGCGTTCTGCATCTTCGAGTTCCGTTCCGAAGTCGCCAATGTCAAACTCGTCCATGCCCGAAACGTCGACGCTGAGCCCGTCTTCACGTGCGCCTTCGATCGCCCGCAGTACCCGCTTCATGCAATCCTTAACAGCGTCTCCATAGGCCCGCAGGACTTCCTGGGTGATCGCGTAGTCTCTTTGCTTGCTGATTCCCGACTGCGACGTACTTCCGGACAGCGGACCGCCCGCGTGGGTTACGTAGCACACTCGGTAGATCTCTTCCTGGAGCCTCGTCAGATTCTCGGCGGCAATTTGATATACGTTCCCTTGCGGTTCCGTCCATCCGAACCGGTCTTGCGAGCCAAGTTGGATGTAGTATGACTCGCCCATAACCTGGTTCCAGTCCCGCTCAGAATAAATCACCGGCATCGCAAACAGGCCCATCGTCAGCGCCCAACCGAGTGCGTTCGACTTATTGAAATGTTCGAGCTGCAGCGATGACGCTTTATTCAAAAGCCAAAGCCCCTCTGAAACTCGAAGCTCAATCAGTGGAACCCGTGACTGCTTGGCCAGCCCGTGGCGCCCCTCCGCGATTACCTCAATCCGGCCTTTGTCCGTTCCCCGGTGCTCCTGCTCGAACATCCTATACGTCTCTTTGTCGTAGTACACCCATCGCGTCTGCTCAGCCCAACGTGCGTCCTCGATCTTGTCTTTCCGCAAACTTCGGGTACGAAGGACAATCCACTGATAGTGCCCACGGTCGTCGTAACTCCAGTTGATGAGTTCATCCGCCGAGTAACTCAGCAGATAAGCTCTCGACGCCCCTCGCTCATCCTCCTCCGCTCGCGTTCCGGCTGGTTGCTCCAACCGCGGAAAATCAATAAGAATGCAGCTCTTTCCGCAAATCAGTGCTTCCACAAACTGCTTTCGGAAGAACTCCGTCAGATTCGTGCCCTTCAGATCGCAGTCCTCCGTGAACTGGCCGAAGAACTTTCGTGCCCTCTCGCTCTGGCCTTCGAATGCAATTACCGGTTCTCGTCGAAACAAGGTCGCGGCATACCAGTCGACGATTGAACCAACGTAGTTTTCATAAAAGCTGCGGCTCAATCGCTCTACGTACACGTCTCCCGGCTCTTTTTGACGCCGAACCAAGTACTGTTGAGCGTTCACTGTGAACTGCTCTCCTCCGGCGTAGAGGTCTCTGTACCGCTGCCACATTGCTCGCTTCGCGGCGTACTCCGGATGCTCTTGATTGACGTCAAAACTGCTGCTCACTGTATTCATCGGTCCTAGCCCAATACTCAGAACAGCCGGCGGCTCTGCTCGCCGAACACCACCACCTGCTTGCACTCTTGCCACACTAAATAGCCGAGCGCGTCTGATAAATGGGTTCTCTTCGGATCTTTCTCCTTATCGATCACGCTGCTGTCGGGCTTGTAAGTCACCTCTTCAAAGTCCGCGATCAACCCTTTGCACCGGGGATCAACGAACAGTTGAGTCTCCCCGCTGGCCGCCAGCAACTTACCGTTCACCAACCCCACGCGCTCCCGCACGCTAGGATTGCTGGCTGGCACGCGAAACCGCACCCCGCGGTACGCCGTCTGTCTGAAAAAATCTTTGATCATCTGGTAGTCCGTCGTCCCCGCCGTTTGTAACCGCTGCCCCGAAGCATCGCCGTAGATCACAACCCCAGCCTGATGGTTGGGATATCGCAAGTGAAATTCTTCGCACGCCTGCACTGTGCTGGCTCGGCTTAGTACGACTTCATCGAGTACTCTCACTTCATCCCCACTCTTCTGTGCCACCACCGAACTCATCGGGTCTACGTTAAAGTCCAGTGCCCAGCACAGAGGAAGTACCGGGTCTAAACTCAACTCCTTGACGTTTCGGCTTCTCTGGAATTCCTGGTACACCGCACCGGCCTGTACGTTCAGATACTCGCCCAGCGCCTCTTGCCCAAAGAACTTGGAGTCATAGCTTCGTTTCAGCCGTTCATAAAAGTCTGGGACCTTGCCCAGCACATGCCGGTTCTCAAAGGGTCTGGCCAGTACCACTTCATATCCCTCCACGTGTTCCCGGATAAACCTCCGATACACCCAATCGAACCCCTTCGGCGTCCAGACCGCGAACCCGCACAGCCGTTTTGCTTGCGGATCCCTCAGACGCCCCTCCAGGCGAAGCCACGATTCTTCAGTCGTGTAAGTCAGCTCGTCCAGCCCGAACCACGCCAGGTTGGTCCCCCGCAGCCGTTCAAAGTCTTCCACGGCTCGGAAGAAAATGCGTGACCCCGTGTCCCGCATCACTAACACTGACTCAGACTTATTCAGTTCGTGCCGGATCCCATTGACCCCCAGCACTTCCAGGAAACTGGTCAGCGTGGCGTCCCGCAGCATCGGGTAAGTTGGTGCGCCGATCAAACCCTGGCGGCCAGGATTCAGGTAACTAAGCCGGATCGCCTCTTGACAAAGTGCTTGGCTCTTACCCGATCCGATCGGCCCGGAAAATCCCTTGAACCTCGCAGCCGAGTCGTGAAACTTGCGTTGCGATGGTAACGGTTCATACTCTATTTCGAGCCATCGAGTCGCTCCCCTGGATCTTTCCACGTGACGATGATCTCCCTCGGCTGCTCCTCTTCCTCCAGTTCCCGCTCGAGTTGCGTCAGCCGAATGAAATCTGCTAGCGTCACTTTCCCCTCGTCCAAGTCGAGCCTCTGTTCAATCTTGGAGAGCAACGCGCGGATTCGCTCCTTGCGCGTGCCTTGCAGTCGCTGTTTCCCATGCAGTGGCTGCATCGGCTTTGCTGGGCGTTGTGCCATCCTGCACCAAAAAAACGGGCGCCCCGTCACCGGAGCGCCCGCAAGCAACTCTCTCCTGCACCGAATCTATCAGCAGGCTTAGATCAAGCCCCGAGAACCGGCTCTAAAGACTTGAAAACATTCCTCCGATTCCTCGATAATTTCTGTCACCGCCGCTCTTCCGCTCTTCAGGCCGTCTGCGTGACTGCGCTTGCCAGACCTCGCTCCTCGATCTCGATCTCCCGCATGCGGAATTTCTGAATCTTGCCCGTCACCGTCATCGGAAACGCCTCAACGAACCGAATATACTGCGGTATCTTGAAGTGCGCGATTTTGCCTCGACAAAACTCCCGGATCTCTTCCTCAGTCGCCGGCTCCCTGACCCGGATCCACGCGGCCACGGCCTCTCCGAGCTTGACATCCGGCAACCCCACCACTTGCACGTCCGCAATTTTGGGATGCGTGTACAGAAACTCCTCCACCTCGCGCGGATATACGTTCTCCCCGCCGCGGATGATCATGTCCTTCGCCCGCCCCGTGATCCGAAAATATTCGTCGGAACGCATCATCCCTAAGTCGCCAGTGTGCAGCCACCCTTCCTCATCGATTGCCTTCCGCGTCGCCTCCAGCTCTTGATCGTAGCCCTTCATCACCAGATACCCGCGCGTGCATATTTCTCCCTGCTCTCCCGCTTGCACGGTTTCACCACTCGCCGAAACAATCTTCACCTCGGTGTTCGCGCACGCCCTCCCGATGGTGGAAACCCGCCGCTCCAGGCTGTCGTCCGCGGCGGACATCGTGATTACTGGCGAACTCTCCGTTTGCCCGTAGCCGATCGTCATCTGCGAACAGTGCATTTCACTAACCACGCGCTTCATTACTTCAATCGGGCACGGCGCGCCCGCCATCATGCCCGTTCGCAACGAGCTGAAGTCAAAATTCTTGAATTCGGGATGCCCCAGCTCCGCAATAAACATCGTTGGCACGCCGTAGATGGCCGTCACGCGTTCCTCTTCAATTGCCCGCATCGTCGCCAGCGCATCGAATGTCGCCGCCGGAAGAATCAGCGTCGCGCCGCTCACGATGCAACCGAGCGTGCCAATCACACAACCGAAGCAGTGATAAAGCGGCACTGGCACACACACGCGGTCTCGTTCGGTGATCTTCATCCCGGACGCACACACCGCCCCGTTGTTCAACACGTTCCGGTGCGTCAGCAGCACACCTTTTGGCGATCCGGTTGTGCCTGACGTGTATTGGATGTTCGTCACGTCTTCCGGCAAGGTCTTGTGTGCCCGAACGTCTTGCCCCCCCTCGAGCATCTCCACCCAGGAATCAGTTCCGAAATAAATGAGATGTTCCAGCGCCGGCGCCTGCCCCGTCCGGGCCTCTTCGACAATGGCGCGATAGTCCGATCGGCTGTCCCTTTCCCATAAAAAGATCGCCTTCATTCCCGACTTGCGCAGCACAAATGCCAGCTCGTGCGAGCGGTACGCCGGATTCACGTTGACCAAAACCGCGCCAATCCGCGCGCAGGCC